TTTCTTAACAAAAAAAATGCCATGGGTATTTCTGATGCATCTGGTCCAGTTGAAATGGGAAGTGTTGCTGAGTCTATTGATAAAATGGCTAATTTGCTTGGGAAAGGTATAAACGAAGGAGCTGGGCCGTATGCAAATGCAAAATCTATTGCTGATATTGCAAATATCTATGCTCCTAAAGGTGCTGGCAATGACCCTAATAATCTAAATCAATTTTGGACAAGTGGAGTTACATCAAATATTGAAAAGTTAGATCAGAACCAACCAGAACAAGTTCAAACTACGACTTCTAGTAACCAAGACAGATTTGGATTTACTCCACCAAAACCAAAAATAACTTCAAAAATCGTTACTGGAGAAGAAGCTCAAAAATTTGGTGGCAAAGCAGATAGAAGATATGAGGTTAAGCTAGAAGGTGACACAATCATTGAAACTAAAGAAATACCGCCAGATATAACTCCTGCCGAAGAAAGAGAAAGAGCAAAAGTTGAAGGTGAAAAAGCAGAAACTAAAAGAGCAGGTGAATTAGCAGTTAAGTCTATTAACAAGTTTATTGACGCACAAGGCAATTATAATAAATCACTTGATAAGGCAGTTGGATACGGTGAAGGTTTTGCAACTGGAGTTGCTCAATACGCTCCTATTTTGCAAACTCAATCACCAGAAGATAGAGCTAACCAAAAAGAGTTAGCGATACTTGTTGAAAAAGGCATTTTAGAAGCTGCTTCGTTATTAAAACCAGTTAGTAACGTTGATTTATTATTGCTCAAAGCTAATAGACCTGAAATGACAGATCCACCAGAACTCTGGGCGCGTTGGCTTAAAGACGTAAGAAATATTCTTGATGATTCTAATTCGTATGCAGAATCAAGCACTCCATCAACTCCAGAAACACCTCAAAGTGCAACCGATAGACTTAGAGCTAAAGCATCACAATCACGATGACCCAAGAAGAAGAAAAAGTAGAGTTTAATAAACTCGCTCCCGACGCGATAAAAGAAGTCAAAGGACTTATTGATGGGAACTTTACTGGATTCAAAAAGGCTCAAGAAGATTATCTTAGTCAACTTCCCGTTGGTGATCCTCGGTTTTTTGAAGCTGGTTTAGCTCCTGCTGAATTTCTTACGGAAGAAGGCATGAAGCAACGTGGATTGCTTGATGAGAAAGGAGAAGCCACTAAGCTAGGAGAAGATTATCTTTTCATGGAAGATAATGGTTTTATGCAGGACGGTCAGCTAACTGAAAAAGGAAAAGCCTTTGTTGCTAATCCAACAGACTTACTTCCCGTCAATAAAGTCAATGATTGGACAATTTTCACCAATACTTTTGACATAGATAAAGAAACAAATTTACCTTCTGATCCAGAAGTCTTAGCTAAATTCAGACAATTCCAAATTAGAAAAAAAGAAGGGCTAGATAAGGCTGAGGAAGGTAATGCTTTCAAGCAACTTGGAGAGGGATTATTAAGCGTTGGTCGCGGTGCTTATGAGGTATCAAATATCCCTTCGATGGTAAAACTTGTAACTGGGCAAGGATATTCACCATCAGAAGAATTTACAAAACGAGCAGCAGCCGCATCAGGCGTGCTTAATGTAATGTCTGATACCGCCGTTAAAGCTGTTAGATTTGTAGGTATCCCGCTTGAAAATGAAGAACAAAAAGATTTAAACGATTTTATTGTCGCAACAAGGGTTGAGATGAATAAGATTGCTGCTGAACCAGAGGCTTTAGATGCAATCACTGGAACAAGTGTAATGGCAGATGCTTACGCTAAGACCCTTGAAAACTACAAAGAAAGATTTGGAGATGCAGGAGAATCAAAATTACAGCAAGACTTAATTGATGCAAAAGCAGTTGGACAAGTTGTTGGTGATCCATTGAACGTCCCTCTTGCAATGGCTACTTCTGGAATTGGACTTTTAAGTAAATTTGCCATGGCTTCAAGGGTTGCCAAAAGCGTTGATATTGCGAATAAAACATCAACTCAAATTGCAAAACTTAGTGCTGCTGCTCCAAGGGTTGCACAGCAATTAAACGACGCAAGGGTATTAAACCAAACGCTTGTTAAACAACTTGATGATGCCGTAAAAGTTGGTGATTCTGCCGCAGTTGCAAGACTTACGCCAGTTGTTGCAGATAGCACTAAGGCAGTAGATGATATTGCTCGCACAGCAACTCAAATGGAAGAAGGGCTTGCTCTTAATCAAACAGTAAGAACCAAGGCAATTACTGATCTTACTAATAAATCTAAACCTCTTGATCTTTCTAGAAAAGTAACCGCTGGTGCAGTAAAGGGGGTTGAAGTTGCTGCTGAAAAATTAGGCAATGCGGCTGCGATTACAAATAACGTACTAAGAACTGCTGAAAGATCAATAGGATTTTATGGAACAGGAAGAATAGTCTCTACTGCATTAGGTGCTGGTACTGGCCCTCTTGGACAAACTGCACTTGGTGCGTATTATGCAGCTAGAATAGGTTTATCTGTTGCCCCTAAGATCCTATATAAAACAGCAAAATTCGCAAACGTAATTGGGGATGAACTTGTTCAAATGAAAAACTCCACTCCGTTTTGGCGTAGAGTTGCAGCTAACGAGAACGTGGGCGGAATTGGTAAGGCAATGGCGACAACGCTAGATTATGCATCTCCTGTGGCTCGTTTTGGCGTTGGAAGTGTAAAGCAAGGAGCTAAACTTGCCCCAGCATTAGCTGTTTATGAAGCTATCAATAATGCTGGATTAGATGAAGATTCTATGAAGCGAGTCGGAGCTAACGCTTTGGTCTTTGGTGCGTTTGCAAGGGTTGTTGGCGGTGGTAAACAAGATTTAGCCAAAAGACAAACAGGTGACTTTTACAATTATCGCACCAAGCAGAAACAACTCGGTGAAGAAAAACTGGCTGCTTTTGATGCTATTCCAGACCAACCTCTAAAACAATTCATATCCACTTATCATTCTGCTTATCCTAATACTTGGGATTGGCAATTCACAAAAGAAGGCAATAGCTTATTTGATCCATCATCCAGGACAATTACGGTAAACGTGAATGATAAGTCTGGATTTGTTCGTGCGTTGACATCCCATGAAACTCTTCATTCTTTGACATTTAAGCATGGGATGGATGATTCTATTGCGGCCAAGATGCTTGGTGATGAAACAAGACCTGGGTTAGTTCGAGATATAAATGGTAATCTTGATAAAGACTTTAAACAATTCTACGATACCTACAACGAGAGGTTAGATGCTCAAGGACTTCCAAGAATCGGGATTGAAGATGCTGCTGTTGAGTTTTTCACAGACAACGGAACGTCTGCTTTGTTTGATGATGTTGTTTCTGGTAAACTAACTAAAGCAGCAGTTAAAACACCGTTGCGTAGGAAGATCGAGGACATTTTTGAGACTGTCTTTGCGGCAACTCCAATCGTTAAGGATCTTCACTACAAACTAGGTGGAGCTACGGATGTGAACGGTAATCTAGTAATGGGTTCTGGACTACTTGCAGACGGTATGAAAGAGCTTCCAGAAGTAAAGGCAATGGTTCGCAAGATGTATCGTGAATCTGCTGGGTTGCCTAAGTCTGCTATTAAATCAAATACAATAGTTGATGCTCCATCATCTAATCCAAAGCACTACAAAGCTGCTGAAATCATAGACAGAATCAATAAGCAGAATGTTAAAGATGGTAAGCCTTTGGTTGAAGGAGTAATGATTCCAGATAGAAAAGGAAATGGAACTGGATTGCTTTCTGATGAACATATCCAAGCACTTGAAGAAGCAGGGGTGATAAAAGAGGGTGGAGCGCAAGAACTTAAATTTATCCAATCAGCTTTTGATGCTGATAAAGCAGCTTTATTAGATTATACTCCGATTGAGCAAGGACGTTCTGTTCAGACAGCAGGTAAAACGGCCAACAAGGTCAAGCCTATTGACTTTATGGTGAAGAACGGAAGACTTTACATGGTTGGGATGGATATTGTCCAGCTTGGACTAAATATCAAAAGGCTTGAGCGTAAGGCTGCTGCAATGGGAATGTCTAAGGCGAATGTTTTGACTGACATTGTAGAAACAGCAAAGCTACACAAAAGGGGAGCGTCAACTGATGGATACTTTAAGAGCGTTGGTGGTAAAAACTGGAAGCAAAGACAGAACTTTATCAACGCAGTCCAAGGGCTTAACACAAAAGCGCAGCGCGTTATCAATCCAATGTTTGACAAGCTCGGCATGGATAAGCAAACAGGAACATACCGCACGTTTGCATACGACCGTATTGATGGATTTACCGATCTTACTGGGGATATGGTTATTCCTTACGGTAACAATGCTTATTACACCTTGAAGGCAAATCTTATGCCTCAAGCTCCACGAATCAATGTGAAGGGAGAGATTGTAAAGGATGCACCAAATGTTCGGCTCATGCCAGAGTCTCCATTAAAAAAAATGGATAGCGACTATTTGAAAGCTTTAGAGAGTGATAATATAAATGCAGCGCAACGAATGGTTGACAATGCGGCAAAGGGAGCTGGATACACTACAAAAGCTTATCACGGTTCTAGTGAATTGAATCTTACACAATTTGACCCTTCAAAAATCAAATCACAAGAGGCAGGCGTTGGGTTTTATTTTACGACTAGTAAAGAAATGGCTCAAGACTATGCAAATAAAAGTGGAGGCAAGAACTATGAAGTTTTTTTACGGCAGAGTAATCCTCTTATTACTAATGTTGAATACCCTAGCTCTCCCGCTAACAACAAGGCAGTTTTTGAAGCTACACTTGAGGGAATTTCTCGAAATGCAAAACTTTCTGCACCAGAACGGGCGGCTATGTTAAACAGTTTTGAAATTACAACTGGGGGCGGCACCCCCAACCTGCTTTCTAATCCAGCTTATTTTCAAGACCACTTGCGTAAGTTTATAGATGATCCGAGTTTTTCATCTTTGAATAATCAGTCAAAAGCTGGGATTCAAACAATTTACAAAGCTATACAAGGGGAATATGGTCGGGAAGCTACGCTTAACACTATCTGGCTACTTACTGGAAAAGATGGTATGGTTTTTGATAAAAATGGTGTGTTTACCGTATTACGTTCATCCCAAATTAAATCCGCGGCTCCCATTACCTACGATGCTAATGGTAACGTAATTCCACTTTCAAAAAGATTTGATACGACATCTAGCGATATACGTTTGTTGCCCCAAGGCAAGTCTAAAGCGAAACCAACAAGCCTACCTCAAAAAAACACTCCAAGGGGACAATTACGCGATAATAGTGTTGCAACTGGAATCGCTGTGGCTTTAGGTAGTTCTGGTCAAAAACAAAATGAGCGATGAACAACTCCAGAAGCTGAAGGAAAACTACTACGATGATCGCCCTGATAAGAGCGAGTGGTTTCTTGAAGTTAGAGAACGTGCGAAGTCACTTGCTCGAAATAATGTTGAGCATTACGCCCCCAACAAGGCTGCGTTGGCTTTATTCCTTTTATCTCAAGGTGCAAGGATAACTGAGATTTCCAAGAAAACTGGACTAGGCAGGGATGTTATCCGTGGGCTAGAGTGGAGGCATATAGATACCCTAGAAACGAAGCGTAAGGAGTTCTCTATGCGTTACGCCATCGCAGCACAGGAATACACCGATTTGTTGTTTGAACGTGCTACACAGCTATTTGACGATCCAGACAGCCTTGCTAAGATTTCACCTGAGAAGCTAGCGATTACTGTTGGCATTCTTACCGACAAGGCAGCACAGCTTACTGGCATGGCAACTACTGTTGTTGAACATCGCAAAGGAGCTAGCCTAGATGATGCTGCGAATCTTATCAATGAGGCTAGATCACGCATTGCCAAAGGTAAGGTAGTTGAAGCTGAGTTACTATGATTTGGAGATCGCATCAAATACTTACTCCTCCAACAGACGAGGAAATAATCCAGATGACACCAGAAGAGGTGTTGTCAATACATCGTATTTACCACGAAGCTATTGAGAACGCTGAGAAAGACCCGTATCAATATGGTTTCCGTTTGCCTCACTGGACGAAAGCAGAGGAACAACTACATGAGGTTAATGAAATCCTAGCACTCGGAGGTAACAGGTCAGGAAAAACTCAATGGGGTGCATTCTCTGTTGTCCGTGCTGCGGTTGAGAATCCTAACTCTGAGATATTCTGCTTTGCTCAAACGTCTGAAGTATCCATTCGCCAGCAACAAAGTGCGGTATGGGCTTGGCTTCCAGAATATCTAAAGACAAAGTTCACCAGTGCGAATGCCTATATTTCCTACAAGAAGAAAACAGGCTTTACTGATTCATCGTTAATCCTTCCGAATGGTTCACAGATCATCTTCAAGACGTATTCACAGTATCAGAATAATCCTACAATTCTAGAAGGTGCAGAGCTTGGTTCTAGGAATCCTGTATGGCATAATATCGGTGTATGGCTCGACGAATACTTACTTGGCCCTGAACTGATAAACACGTTGCGATTCCGACTTGCAACTCGTAACTCAAAGATGCTAGTTACGTTCACCCCGATTGATGGGTGGACTGAGGTAATTAAAGAGTATCTAGATGGTGCTACAACCATTGAAAGCCGTGAGGCAGAACTACTGAACAATGAGCTTGTCCCGTATGTCCAGAAGTCTAAGAAACTCAATGCTTCCGTGCATTACTTCCATTCACAAGACAATGCTTTTGGTGGATACGACCGCATCAAAGAGACCCTCAAAGGGAGGACACGGGAAGAGATTCTAATTCGTGCTTACGGTGTGCCGATGAAGTCACACGCCACGAAGTTCCCTAAATTTAACAAAGTGGTTAACGTAGTAGATCCCGACAAGATTCCTAAAACCAACATTACAAGGTATCACGTTATTGACCCAGCAGGATCTAAAAACTGGTTTATGTGCTGGATTGCAGTGGATGAAACTGGAACGATGTGGGTTTATCGTGAATGGCCTGGAGTTGACGTGGGTGACTGGGCTGAATGGCGAAATGGTAAATGGATGCCTGGAGAGGGAGCCAAAGGGCAAGGATACGGTATCCGAGACTACGTTGATCTTATCGAGGAGATGGAAGGTGAAGAAGATATTTTTGAGAGGTTAATCGACCCAAGACTTGGATCTGCAAAGTATCAAGTGCAGGATGGTTCATCTTCGATTATCGAGGATTTGAATGATGCTGGCATGGTTTGCATTCCCGCCCCTGGTCTTGAGATTGACGACGGACTGCAAGCATTGATTGGAAAGATGGCATGGGATACTTCTAAGCCATTGGATTCCGTCAATCGACCACACTTCTACATAAGTTCTGATTGTCAGAACATTATCCAAGGATTATCTGAATACACTGGTGACGGTGGATTAAAGGAAGCATGGAAGGATGTGATTGACGTTTTACGTTACGCAGCAATCTCTGGAATAGATCACGTTGACAATTCCGTCAGTTTAGTTACAACTCAAGGAAGCGGAGGCTACTAAGATGAGCGCAAAAAAAGAACCAAAGAAACGAGGACGGCCAGCAAAGGTCGTTGAAGATGTTATTCCAGAGATTTCAGAAGCTCCATTAAGAGCCATGATTTTAGGCACTTGTAATAACCCAACATGGGTAAAGGGTCGAATTGATGGATTTAGCGTTAATGTCAAAGTTCCTGCTCAAATGGCAAGACGCTTGATTGGAAAGCAAGTTGATGTTATCCTTGTTAATTCCGACCTTGGAGATTACTACCAATATATAGCATGAATGATATTCAACAATTAGAAGATGAGTCCCTTATCTATGTAGACAAGGAGCCTGATATTGGTGCGCTTGCAAACGCTTACGATACTTGTTTAATTGATTTAGACTATTACTTTGAGTCATGCTTGCGTTCTTACAATGACCGTAGGAATATTTGGGATGGTAAATCTGATGACCTTCGCAAAAACGGAGCAAATGCTTTTCCGTGGCAAGGTGCTTCTGACCAAGAGGTAAACGTGGTTGGTGAACGTATTGATATGTATGTATCTTTGTTTGACCAAGCATTAGCACGTTCACACATTAAAGCTTTTCCAACGTCGATGGCTGCAATGCCAAAGGCTGCGGTTGTATCTGGTTTCCTTAAATGGATGCGTTCATCTTACATTCCAGACTTTAAACGTCAGATGGAACTTGGTGGCAACTACTTAATGGAGAAGGGAATCATGGTTTCCTACGTTGGTTGGAATCGTGAAAAGCGTTCTTATCTTCAAAGTGTCAGCCTTGAGCAGATTGCCGAATTATCTCCAGACCTTGTTGAGCTTATCCTTAGTGGTGAAGATGACCAAGTTTTGATTGACTTGATGCAGGAATCCTTCCCAGAGCTTTCTACTAAGAGAGCTAAGAAGGCAATCAAAGACCTTCGCAAAATGGGTGCGGCAGAAATCCCACTTCCTCGTCAAACAGTTGACTGCCCAGTTGTCTATGCTTGTGCGCCAGATGGTGAAGTAATGTTCCCATCTTACATTTCCGATCCACAACGCGCACCATATATGTTCTGGCGAACATTCCTCACGGCTCAAGAGCTAGAGAAGAAAGTAGCCAATGAAGGATGGGATAGGAAATGGGTAGATAACGCTATTGAAACGCTGCGTGGTAAAGATTCTATGTATCTCGATGGTGAGAAGGTTAAGACCCAGACTCGCTTACCAATCACTGATGACAATGACCTTGTTATGATCGTGTATGCGTATCAGCGTTTAATTGACGAAGAGGATGGTTCTGAGGGTATTTACTGCACAGTCTTCCACCCACAGACAGATGGTTACGCCAAGCATGAACTATTGAATGGATACGATGATTACCCATTTGTAGTCACGCGACTTGCCAATGACCAAAAGAGAATGTATGAGGTGCAAACTTTCTCCGATATTCTCCGTGGCCCACAAATGCAAATCAAAACAGAGCGTGACAGTCGCATTGACCGAGCGTCTCTTGCTACTCTACCTCCTATTATGCATCCTGCTGGAAGGCCTCCTGCTGATTGGGGGCCTGGTCGCAGAGTCGGGTATCGGCGTTTGGGTGAGATTGCGTTTGGCCCAATTCCTCCGAGGGACGATGGCTCTGTTGAAAGCGAGCTTTCGATGCGTTCTCAAGCGGATAGGGCTATTGGATTAGACCTTGCAAATCCTCTTTCTTCGGCACGTCAGCAATACTACATTGGTAAGTTCCTAGATCATGTAAAAGATGTTCTTACGATGGCTTGGAAGTTGTATCAGCGTATGGGGCCAGATGAGGTTTTCTTCCAAGTAACTGGTAATCCAAACCCACAAGTGATGACCAAGGGTAGTCCAGATGAGAACTTCTCAATTATGGTTTCCTTTGATTCATTGTCGAATGACCCAGAAACAGCAGAGACTCAGTTGAAGAATATGGTTCAGTTGGTTCAGTTGGATCGTAATGGCATCATGGATGTGAACAAGCTACTTGAGTTTGCTGCATCTTCGATAAATCCTATCTTTGCTGATTACGTCTTGCAACCAGTTGAGGAAGCACAGCAGAAGATTGCGAAAAATGTTACCGATGACCTTGCTAAAATCTTTTCTGGTATCGAAGTTCCTGCTCAACCGAACGGCGCACAGATTGCTATGCAGATGGTTCAGGCTTACGTCCAGCAGCCCGATGTTGCGGCTAGAGCGCAGTCTGACGAGGCTTTCGCTGCTCGCTTGCAGAAGTATGCCAGCCAGTATCAATTCCAGCTACAACAGGCGCAGAACGCCGAGATTGGACGTATCGGAACAGCACCTGCTGAAATGGGCGGCGTAACAACTCAAGGAATGGAACAATGAAAAAGAAGTCCACAGTCAACGCAGCAGGTAACTACACCAAGCCAACTATGAGGAAGGCGTTGTTTAGCAAGATCAAAGCAGGGACTAAAGGTGGAGACCCAGGCGAATGGAGTGCCAGAAAAGCACAACTACTCGCTACTGAATACAAGAAGAAAGGCGGAGGCTACCGATGAAACCTTCTCAGCAATCACTAAAGAGTTGGGGAGATCAGAAGTGGCGAACGTCCGATGGCAAGCCTAGCAAGGGTAAGAAAAGATACTTGCCAGATGCCGCTTGGAGTGCGCTTAGTCCTTCCGAGAAGTCCAGCACCAACCGAGCAAAGGCAAAAGGCAATGCACAAGGTAAACAGTTTGTGAAGCAGCCTAAATCAATCGCTCGAAAAACGTCAGCATACCGATGAAGAAAAACACGCTTTCAAATGACATAGCTCGATGCAATGGAGTTGGGTTTGATGAAGATGGTGAGTGGGACTGGCGTGAAGGTTGCGAGACCTGCCTACGAAGAACTGCTCCAAAGCCTGAATACTACTCACTGATTGACCCTCCTGCCATCCTTGCTTTTGAATGCGAATACCTAATTGAACCGTAATGGAAAAAAGATTTACAAAAGTAGTTACCAATCCAGCCACGGGACGCAAGAGAACTGTGAAGTTTGGACAAGCAGGTAAGGCGGCAGATGGCGGTGATCGTATTCGTCCAGGCACAAAAAAAGGAGACGCATATTGTGCTAGGTCAAATGCAATCAAAGGAGATTGGCGTAGTGATAAAAACTCACCAAATAACCTGTCACGCCGCAAATGGAAGTGTAAGGGAAACAAATCAATGAAATAACTATATGA